CGCAGTAATCGCACAATAAGTGTGAGAATTTACAGTAGCATTTGTAACATAATCATAACCACCGCCTGCGGTAATTACGTTTAATGCTTCTTGGGCTGAGTATTTATGTAGGTTAGATGTTGCCATTTTTTCTTCCTCTCTAAGCTATGGTGAGCGTGAATGAGTTATAATTAACTATTAAAATTAAAAGTAAAAGTAAACCTTTAGAAAGTTTTATTTCTTTTTACTTTTAGCCTTTACCAATTTGTCGCCACCTAGTTTATTTTTTATAACTTTCCAATCTTTATTGACCCACTTTTGAGCTTCCTCTCTAGTCATTGCGGTTCTTTTGTTATTACCTTTTTCTAATATTATCATAATTAGTTCCTCTTAAAATGTGGGGCAGAGCGAATCATACCCCACTTGATTAATAATCAGATTAAGTTTACGGATTAAGAAATTCGATTCCCTTAACATGATTAGAAGTAGTAATCACTGCGCCATAAATTATATCGGCAACCACTTTGGTTCCCAGATAACTTACGTCATAGTTTGCCTGGACTCTAGCATCTTGCTGAACCGCTACTGCGATTGCAGACTTATGTACCAAATATCCAGCTTCAATTCCAGTATCTGTCGTTGTCGGAATAAGTGAACTGGTGAAAACTGGAATACCAAAAAGCATCCCTACTTTACCAGTTTGCATTACCGCATTGTCATTACCAAAACCAACTCCAGCACCTGAATTATTCGTAATAAAGGCTTTGGAGTTTAGTAAGTCAGCATAGATAAGTGGATTAACAAAGAAAGCGCATTCATCCGCTGGGATATCATTAGCCATCAATGTTCCTAAAGCTGTTTCAATATCAGCATTAGTTAGTCCATTATCTGCAGCGAGAGCTTGTGTAGTCCCGAGAGTTTGAAGCAACGCTTCGATCTTCGTGTCAACAGCTTTCGCTAAAGCATAGCCCATTGATGCAGCATATTTATCAAATAACTGCTCATTAGATTGGATCATAGCAATGTCCTCAAATAATTTTGCAGCATATTTGTGCTGGTCAATTGAGAGACTGATTGTAGTCTCCACGTTAGCAGTATATTCAACCGAAGTGTTCGCAGCTTTTGTATCACTAGCCACCTCCTGAATTGTAGGTATATGAAGAGTATCTCCACGCCCCTGTACCAGACTTGAATAGTCATCAAAGAATGGTTTTAATACAAGATTTTTCTCAAAATAACGATACACGCCATCTGACCAGAGTTCTGGTACAAATACGTCAACGTCGGATTTCTGAGTTACATCTCCTGTAAATCCATAATAATTAGCCATTTAAAGCTCCTTATTTTTGTCTCCTTCGATACCCATCTAAAATGGATTGCCAGTTATCACGCCTGTCTTTTTGATCCATCTCCAGCCAATTTTTATTGTCTGGATTTATTGTTCTAGCTGGTGTTCCATCAGTAGGTCGTACCGAAGTAGATTCATTAATTAATTTCCTATGAAGAGATCTAAGCTGGGTGAGGTTTAAATCACCAAATGCTTCTCTATCCTCTTCATCAAAGTCAGCTAAAAGTTCCTCACGAAAAGATGCAATTTCATTCATTGCTGCTTCAATAACAGGCTCTTGCTCTGTTAACTTAGCTCCTCTTTCTTCTGCGAGTTCTTGCCACTTATTTTGGTCAGCCATTGCTTTTTCTCTGTCTGTTGCTGCCTTCTTTTCATACTTAGCAAGTTTTTCTTCAGCATCCTGTGCCCGACTTCTATACTTTTTGCTCTCTGCAATTAAACTTCCAACTTCAGGCTCTGCTGGTTGTTCTTTTTGGTTATCAGTTACCACCTCTTGAGCAACGGCTTTTTCTACTGGTGGTTGCTCTTTATAACCAGTCGCATCCTGCGCATTATCTTGTGACATACTGTCTCCTTTGTCTGTTATTATACACTAATATCAAATTCAATTATTTCTGCTACAAACTTCTTTATTTTAGAATTGTATTTACTCTCAATAAAATCCTGTATTGATTGAGTATTCTTTTCATTAAGTCCATAAATATTTCTTCTGGGTTTTTTTAATCTTGAGGGCGGTTTAGCATTACCCATTACTTTTAATCCATCAGCGAATAGTATTTCAACGCTTTCTCTTGTTGGATTCTGTGCTTTGATAGAATCTAGCATAGTGCCTGTTAATCTTAAATTAGGTGGACTTACCTGTCTGCTAACCGAAACACCTTCGGGCCCCGCTCCCTTTGCTTTAGCTTTTGCATATTTCCAACTATATGATTCAAAGTCTCTTGAGGTACCTTTACCGTCTTGACTTATACCATTATCTGAATCATCAACAATAGCGGTTGCTAATTTACCGCCTAAATGAGCCCAATCTTTTACGCTCATCTCCATTATCTTGTGTAGTCTCATGCTATCATCCAACTGTGTCTACAATTAAAACCACCACGAACGCCAAAGGGGGTATCAGTATCACTATTCACCTGCTTCTCTGTATATCCATCAGCTGGTTCATTACTATGAGTACTTGCGCACTCAGGTCTTGTTCGATCATCTTGTGGACCTACATAAGTCCAATTAACATCGGCTCCTTTAAATACTGAGTATCTGCTTAGATCGCTGAACTGCCTTAGTCCAGTATTAACTGCTACATTTAATTGATGTGTAGCTAGTTCTGTCGCTCTCATAGAGCTAACTATACTATTGATATTTGTACCGCTATAGATATTAGTGAACATTAGCTTTTTCATATCGCCACTCCAAGCACTTGCTCTCCCTAATAGGGTTTCAGTATCTAAGTCCTTTAATATTTGTAAAGCGTTTACTGTCTCAGTTCCCATCGCTACAATTCCACGCTTTTTTGCTTCTTTTACCGCATTAACTAATAATACATCATATTCATCCATCAGATTATTTATTTCTTTTCCGTAACCCTTATCAACTAACTCCTGTAAGAAGTTTAACCTTTTAGTAGTTAATAATAATTCAGTATCTGTCATGTCTTTCATTTTATAGGCTAATCTTTCTAGATCTCTTTGTAATTCATCCTCAATCTGCTTAACATTAGACATAAAAGAATCAACGGTAACTTTTATTGCGCTTGGCGGTACAAAAACTTCATCTTCGGCTGGTTGAATATTAGGCATTCAGTATTCTTTCAAGTTGGCTTACAGGTTGTTGAGCTTCACGCTCTTGTTGAACTTCTTGGTCTTTCTCTTCTTTTACTTCACTCAGCTTTGCTTCTAGTTCTTCATCACTCATGTCGGGATTGAAATATAATAGTAGGTCTTTCTTGCTCATTATACCATTCGCCATCTTCCAATCAAGCCACGCCCTTTCTTCTTGGGGTGACATAGGATAAGATACTTCACCGAAATCAACAGCGTAATCTTCAGACAAACTTAATAATCCATGCTTTTCAAGGATTGTTCTGTCAATTAAATATCTGCTATGTTCCCACTCTCTAAATAAGGATTCATCTGTTTCTCTTGATTCTAAATTTTCTATTTCTAAGATTCTCAATGCTTCTCCACTTGGAGTATTGCCGCCTGACTCACCCCATCTAATTCTGAGTTGATTGTTCTCAGCAGTTTGATTTGCCATAGACTTAACCGCTTCAATCATTTCAGAAAGCGATCCTGTTGGGCTGACATAATTAAAGGTTGCCCCTTCAGGAAGGATTAGAACCCTTTCAATACCTGATTTAATATGTGTTTCTTCATCTACCCCGGTTAGTACAG